TCACGATCGAGGGTTATGAAGCAGCCAAGCGGCCTCGGCCTCCCGGCGGGCGACGAGTCCCGGGAGCACTTTCCCGCCGCCAAAAACCCATCGGCGCAGTTCCGTGCCGGCCGCTAACCAGTCGCGCTGGTTTATTCGTCGCCGCAGTGTGGAGGTCTGTAAACGCCCTGCTCCTAAATTAAAAGTGAAGTCAACGATCGCCGCCAAACGCGAATCGGGCTCAGTCGCCAAGACCGGACAATACCGGAGCGTGGCGTTCGCAGCGGTCATCAGGTCATGCGCCAGATAGACATCACCTTCTTCCACAGAGATCGGTGGATGCTTCGGATCACACAGACGACCGTAGCCAATCGTCCAATAGCCAGCTGGACAGATATACGGATGGGCGCGCCCAGGATCAGCCTTTGGAACGCGATGAAACCCTTCGAAGCGCTTGGCCAGATCGATAGCCAATTTCGGCACTTCGATCACGATCGAGCCCGATCGAAAACACGCCCGAGGAACCAGAAGTTGAGCACGCCAGCCCAAAGCGCCTGATCGGCCTCAGTCCAGGCATGCAAGATGGCCTCGCCCCAGGCAGCACCAGCCGTCACTGCGGCGGCGAACGCTGCTGTCTTGGCAGCGCAGTACAGGCCCATGAACCAGTAGGTGATGACGGGGCGAACGCTCGCAGAAAGAGCGTCGACCCAGTTCACCCCAGAAGGACGCCCCTGAGCGGTCACCGCCTCGCGTAGCGCCTCGATAGCGCCGACATTCCAAGCGGCTTCGGCCGCCGCACCGATCTCGGCCATATGCTGGGCACCGCGTAACTTCTCGAACTCCAGCGCCTTGTCCTGCATGGCGAGTTCGTGCCCGCGCTCGCCCTTTCGGTCGAGCCACTTCAGGATCTCGGGAGCCAAGCGAAAGGCGCCTCCGAGAAGGCCTCCGAGCAGCGTCTCGATCATTGGGAGCCTCCCATCAGCTTGAGCTTGATAGCGGCGCCGACCAGCAGACAGGCCAGAATGCCCGTGGTCACCACCCGGATGGCTGTCTGCCAAGCCGTATGTCTGGCATCTCGCCAGGCATCAAGGAGCCCACGCAGTTCGCGGATGTCGCGCGCCGCATGGCCGTTTTCCAGGCCCAGATGGGCCAGACATCTTTCTGCACCTCGTTCGGCGGCACGCGTCAATAGTTCATCAAGGTCCTCCTGGCGCATGCTGAGGATCAATGGATGCTGGGTTTCATCGGTCAAGGTTTTCTCCAAAAAGAAAAAGCCCGCGCTAGCGTGAACCAGGCGGGCCGGAACAAGAAATTTCTTGGTACTAGGCAGCGACTACCGGAATGGGGAACGGCTTTGCCTTATGGCTGCCATCTGCTGGGGTCGGATGCACAAAACCGAACACATCCTTGCGGGCATCCGGGAGGTCTCCCTCGATGTAGACCGGAACTAGCCCGGTGAGGAACTCAATTCCTGCCGCGAAAATTGGCAGTGCATCTGAATATGCGTTGTTGCACGACACCTCCCACAGTGGCCCCTCCAAGAACATGCAGGCTCCTTTGCAGATTTGGAGCATTGGACAGTTCGGACATTCAGATCGATGCGACCAATGGGTAGCGGTTCGGAGGGCCACCTGATCGAGTTGGCTGGTGTGCCCAATGCGGTGAGATTCACCATTCGGAGCCAAAGCAGTGGCGCTGACGTTCTGACACGTAAGCACATTACCCTTGAGGTCCACGGCAATGGAGTCATGCCGATCCATGCCGCACTTTTGTCCCAGGCTGGATGCCGGCCTTTTGAACCTCAGCGAATTGACGAAGGACGTCACCCGATCCCGAACGCTTGCAATGCGGTCGGCCTTTCCATTCCGGATGTCGTGAAAAGCTTGGCGTCTGAATGAATGGAATTCTTCAGGTCGAAGCGATTGGCTGATGCCGCCTGAGTCATAGGCATCCACAAAACCGCCCTCCCCGATATGCACATCGGAGTCGCCAGTCAGTTCGACAAAAAAAGACTGGATGGCTGCTCTTGACTGGTTTTCACGATTGAGCATCGCGTTGAAGCTGAAACGCTCTTTCGGAGCCAATCGACGGTACAGGTCGAGGATGGCCGCCCTGGAATCTGGCTCTGCCAATGGGTCAGGACCACGCACATGCTGGCCAGGCCCATCGTGCGAGACGCTGACGGTGAAACCCAGGTCATCAAGCCACTGGTTGGTCGACGGACTCAGAAGAGATCCGTTGGTGATCACAGAGAACCTAGCCTCAGGATATTTCTCTCGTAAGGCCTGTGCTAAAGGTCGGAGCGTCTTGATGTAGACCAGCGGCTCTCCACCCCAGAATTCGATGGCCTCTGGCGGACTCATGACCCAGTCCTTCAGTGAAGCAAGAAAGCCATCGACATCCTCCGGGTTCGTGTCCACATTGCGGGCCACGAAACGCTGAGAACAGTATTCGCAGGCGTAATTGCATGACAAGCCGAGTGAGATTTTGAGAACGCGCGGGGACGTTTTACCCAAGGGAGTGTCCTTGCTCGTCACCGGCGCAGACGCTGGAGTGCTCCGCAGTGATGCATCGACCGTACGAACCAGCGATTGCCCGTGAAGGTCGGTCAAGCTGGAATCCGAATTGTCGTAGTGCAGTGGCACCACCTCATCCGTGCGTGGATCGACCGTGGTGATCAGGAATTTAGCCATTGTGTCTTTCCACCTTGATGTTGAGAAGTACCTGCATGAAGGGCGCATCTCCCATGTAGGTTTTTTGAAAATGAACGGCACGGGCATCAAATGCCACGAGTAATCCCCTGTGAGGCTGTATCCAGTACTTGGCGTGTGTTTCCCACGGCATCAAGCATTTGCCAAAGCCCGAGGAGCGCCAGTCTGGATTGCAGATGGCAAAGGCATTCGCCCCGTATCGATTCACCTGCTCTTGCAAGTCTTTTGAAGGTTCCAGTTCAGGACCATTGGGGAAATACACCGCCTGCAAGTGGCACTCATCCTCATCCGAGTGAGGCATGATTTCCAAACCTGCGGTACGAACAACTTCCCGTCCTTGCAGGTGGGTGATCCGCCCACACGGCCCCACAAAGTCCCGTTGAAGGACAGGTAGTGCCATCCGGGCCAGTTGAGATGCAGTTGGGACCGATCCGTCAAATATGTTGTGCGGATGCCGGCCCCAAATCTCACCCGCATCGGTCTTCATCGCGCCATGGACCTGCAATAGCGCCTGGTACAGCAGAAGGTCAAATGTGGGATCAGTGTTGAGGGACCATAGACCCACAGCGGTGGGAAATAGGTTCAACCTCATAGAACGTTCACCATCAGGTCATCGGTTCCAGAGAAATACTTGAATCCCACCTTGATCTTGGCCGAATCCCCCGCAGCCATGCCATCCGGTCTAAAGCTCGTCGAACCCGCACCGCCTGCAGTTCTGACGCGCCGGGCCACCAGATAACCCGCCGTAGACTCCAGGTACACCTCGGCATCACGTTCTTCAATCGGCTCACCGTCTGGCGTTTCGAATTTGAAATTTATGCTGACTTCACCGTTGGACACGACATTCAGTGATGGCCCTCCGACAAAGCGGACGACGGGGAGCGTTTCTTCGCGAACCAGCGCCAATGTGATGGCGGGTATGACTTCGATGTTGTGACTGGCCTTTATCAACTCCGGACTGAAAACATTGAAGCCAAGCGTCCAGTCCTCAAAAGGCGATGACCTGAAGGGCACCAAGATGTGCCCGATCGGATGTGTTTGAAGAACCGATGCGTGATAGGCCTGCGCATCCATCTTCGACCCTAGGGTCGCAACGTAGAGATTGGGCGTCTGTTGAAAAAACCCCGAAGGTGTCCCGTACCTCTCCATGACCCCAACCGGGGCGTAAAGCATGAAACTGGCGTGATCTGAGAACTCAGCGTGCTGGCGCAATGTTTCCAGATCCAGCGTGCGCTGATAGATCGGATCGCCAAAGACACCGAAACCTCCGCGCCATTCAGCGATCAGGGCTTGATCAAAGAACTTGCCCCCGTTGGTGTGAAGTTTGGAAGGATCGCCTACGAACTCCTGCTGCATGACAGATCGGACGCTGAAGGAGAGGACTGATCCGTCGAGCGCCACATCCAAAGCGAATGGGGGATTCTTGTTGCCGATGAAGAGTTTCATGTCCTCTCCTCAGCAGCAATTGCAATCGCAATTGCAGTTGTAGCGCGTGGTTTGCGATCCAAAACTGATGGTCGACCCGCCATCAACCAAGCGGAGCATGTAGTAATACGGGGTCGGCGCCTGGTCGCCGCAGTTGTAGTAATCAGCAGTGTTCGCCACGCAATTAGGTGCGCCTTGCCAGCCCGAAGTCGGGTTACTACTTCGGAAGCAATTGCTGACAGCATTGAAGAAGTAGTCGTGCAGCCACCCGTAGTTGGCAGTCCACAACGAGCCGCCGTTGTTCATGTACATGTCCCAGTTCCCGTCGGACTTCAAAAAGCCCATGAGATTGCTGTTCACATGCAGCGAGCGAGTCACATTGTCCGTGTCCTGCATCGTGATCGTCGGGGCGGTGTTCTGAATCGTCAGGTTCCCAGTCATCGTGTCGCCCGACTTGGCCACTCGGCTGGACAGATCAATGTTGACTGTGGCGTTGCCAGCGGCATCGGGGCCGGCGCCATTGACGGAGCGCACAAAAGCAGCCGAGTCATACCCGTCCAACTTATCGGCATCGGCTGCCTTGGCCGTGATGCCGAGATACGTCGTGTTGTGGTTGTGCGTGCTCGATGCGAAGGCGCTGGCGTGCTGGCCGTCCAGCAAGTCGGCATCGAGTCCAGTCCCGGCGCCGTCGACGGTGAGAAGCTTGGCCAGTACATCGGCTGCGGTGTAAGAAGCCGCATTGAGCTTGGCCGCGAACTGGGCATCAATTCCGCTGGACAAGTCCATGATGAAACGCCAGTTGTCGGGGTTGACTCCGATCAACTGGTAGAGCTTCAACTGATCCGTTCGGTAGCACAGCATCCCCACCTGAAGATTGGTGGTCGGGTAGGTGGTGCCGCTGTGGCAGGAGATCGCCGTCTTGTCGTTGTTCAGGATCTCAATCAACGAATCCGAGAGCGTTCTGGACGATGGAATGTCGGTGAAGCTTTGCATCTAGTACCCCTGTGCAATCCAAGTGAAGGAGCCGGTCAATCTCGTGCCGGAACTGTTTTCGAGGACGGCGATAAAGCCGGAAGTGGTGACTGCACCCAGCAGCCGAGGGATGGCGACTGTCGTGCCACCCTTGTGGGTCGTGGTCACCTCGGGCGGGACACGAAAGTTGCGGGAAAAATAGATTGCGGCACCCGCAGCGGCATCGGTGATCTGGGCAGTGCCCCGGTCAAAGATGTCAGGCACATCGACTGTCACCCGCAATGCGTCAATGAAGCCGCGATCAGAGTTGCGCGAGTTCAAGATGGCTCGAAACAGCGCGCGCCTGTAGGTGTAGTCGCCCTGGATGAAATCCCGAAAGTCGGTGTAACCCGGCGGGTGGCCAGCTTCGACGATGGCGGCAAAGTCTTGCTGGGTGATTTCGGTGCTGGCGACGAGCATGTCGCTGATCACGCCGTTGGCATGCCGGCGGTATTGCTCGGCCAGCGCCAGAGCCTCACGCACTTTCAGGTTCATTGCCCTTCGCAGGGCGTCCGACATTGCGAAGCCCTCGGTCAGGTTGCGGCGGTAGGCCACCGATCTGCCCAGTACTTCCGCGATGGCCAAGGCTTCAGCCACCCGCTTGATGGATTGCCGGGCCGCTTTGTCCGCGATGCCAAACGCCTCAGCGACCGGCTTTCGGACCTGCTTTGCGCCCAGATCGCTGACACTCAGACTTTCACTGATGCGCAAAATGAAGGCGATCAGATCGGTGTAGGTCTCGGCAAACGCTACGGCTTCTGAGATGCGCTTAGTCATCAGCCGGTCCAAGTCGTCACCCAGTCCAAATGCTTCGTAGGCGTTCTTGGTCACACCGCGTTGTGGGGTCTCCGAAATCAGCAGGCTTTCTGCCAGGCGCTTGGTATTGCTCTGACGAAGCACGTCACCCCAAGCCAGGCTCTCCGAGGAGTTTTTCGTCAGGAGGCGAGTGAGGTAATCGGATGCTAGGAAGGCCTCCCGAACCTCCTTGCGATTGGCTTTTCCGACGCCCTCCGCAAAAGCCATTGATTCCACCCATCGAAGCACAAAGGCGATGAGGTCTGAATAGGTCTCTCCAAACCCAACTGCCTCGGACTCGCGCAGGGTCAACTGCTTGGCCATCCTCTCAGCGAAGCCCATCGCCTCGCTGGACCGCTTGGTCCACTGTCGTCCCGACGCCTCGACCACCGCGAGAGTCACGGCAACGGCTACGTTGTAGACAGCGGGATAGGCAGTGGTCCAGTTCTTCCCGGCACTGGCGCTCGACCACGTAAAGCTCGCCGACGCCCATGTGTACCTCGCTCCTGGGGTTTCGGCGACTGTCACTGTATCGGGCATGACAATCAGCTCATCGTGAAGGTAAAGACTGCGGTCAGGCTGTCATCAGCCCCCTTGTTGACCACCGGAAAAACCACTCGATCGAGCATGATTCCGGCCGTCGCGGCATTGAACACGCCCGCCTCGGTGAGGGCGCCCGTGCTGTCTCCAGCCAAGAAGTCCGCGGTGAACGTAAAAGTCTTGGTGCCCGCCGTGTGCGCATAGGTAGCGGCATTGCGGTCGATTTCCGTCACCAGGGCCGACTGAGTGGCCGCAGCCGCCGTACTGCCGGTGCCCAGTGCGATGAAACCCATCACTGCGGGACGGCTTACCGACTTACCAATGGCATCGGCGATGAAGTCAAAGCCGACGTTGACGATGATGTTGTCCTTGTGGACCGTCTCGACCTCGCCACTCGCGCGGCGAAGGATGAGGGTCATGGCGCCCTGAAGCTGCATGGATTCGTCGATCATGAAAAGTCCTCGCTAAATGAAAAGGAGAAATGGAGAAATGGAGAAATGGCGCTGCCTCTTGCGAGAACAGCGCCACGGTTGGGGTTGGGTTTGGGAACGACGCGGTCTAGTACAGACGCAAGGTCGAAAGAATTCCAACGGGAGCAAACCCCGCGCTTGCAGCCTGGATGTCACCGCCCATGCGACCGGCAAAAAGCCGCCGCTCAGAAGCGGTCTGGCACACCCCGATGCAGACGCGATCGGTGGCCGTCATCCCAAAGGGAACGCTCACGCGCCTGGCCAGGTGGTCCTCCAGAAAGAAGGCGGATGTGGCTGCGTCGTAGCCCACCAAGAGCAATCCAGAAGGGCCTGACGCGGTCCAGATCACGCAGGTTGTGACCTCGACGGGGATGAACCAAAAGGAGGTGTGAAACACCGATGGAACGCTTACCGTCCAAGCCACACGGGTGGTGTCCTTGACCATCAGACCATCACCATAGCGGCCGGCCGCATAGGCGATACCTGCCGCTTGGCTGGATACTGCGCTGCCCAATCCAGCCGTTGAACCGTTCAGGCGCCAGCCGTAGATCTCTCCTGCTTGCAGCGTGTCCTCGCGGGCAATTTGAAACCTGGCATCCACATTGGCGACCGCTCCGTCATAGGCCCACTGGCGCCGGGCGGCGTCACCGCTCCACGGAAAATTCGCCTCCAGCCAGGTCGTTCGGTCGTCGACCGAGGCGCCCAGACTGTTGAGCAAGGTGTTCTGCGCCCGGATTGGCGACACCAGATCAAGCTCGAAGAGGTACTCGGCCGTTTGGGCCCCTGTACTCATGCGTAGGACGTTGCGGCCATTGACCGCGACCACCGATGCGAAATGCTTAGTCCCCGGAAAACCCGAGGCCTGCTCGTCCCGCTCCAGGATCAGGTTGGCGTTCTGCGGCTGCGCCACGACGGTCGACACAAAGGTCGGCGTGTCGCTGTATATGCCCGGTGAGGCAATCGCCTTGATCCAGAACCTGCGCTCGCCATCAAAGCCCGAGGGCAGCGTGTAACTCGTCGACTTGACCTCGGCCACGAAGAGCGACGCATCCCAAGCCGCGCCCTCGCGCAACTCATAACCCACCACCTCAGGCTCGGGGTTGGGCTGCCAGCGAAACTCCAGCCGATTGGCTGACTGCACGACATCGAACTGGCGCACGGTCGAAGGTGCGAGCAAGGTCAGCACGAAAGTCGTCACATGGGCGCTGTAGTTCCCGGAGGTATCGATCCCGCGTATGTGATACGGGTACTGCCCGGCAGCGCTCTGGTCGTGGACCATCTGGGTCGCCGCGGTCTTGGCCACCAACTGGGCGTTGTCCCAACCAGGCCCCACCCGCACCTCGTAGCCTGAGAGATCGGCGTCCAGAAGCTCGTCCCACTGAAGGAGCAGGTCCGACATCCGGCGCTGGACCAGAAAGCCCGTGACGTCGGACGGCGGAAGCGTTTTCCCCAGCACCGTAGCGTTGAAGGTCGCCGGCACGCTTTCCTTGCGCGTGATGCCAATGGCCCGCAGGCTGAACTCGTACTCGCCTTCCTGCGCGTCACGGATTTCGGCGTAGTTGGCACTGGTCAGCGGCAGGCTCACGAAGTTGCCGCCCCTGACCCGGTACGACAGCCGATACGCGATCGCAGCTTGCACCTCCGACCAGGACACTTGCACCAGAACCTGCGCCTGGTCCTTGACCCGGTAAAGGCTCTCTTGCACGGCAAGTCCGGTGGGTGTCGCCGGCACGTCCGAGAGGACCGTGATCGATCGTGGCTGGAGCGCCAGACCCTCCTCGATTGCGGCGTACTTGCTCGGGTTATGAGCCAGCGCCGTGACTTCATGCTCACCCGGATCACGCTCGGCGACAGCGACCACCCGGAAAAGTTGGGTCTCGATGATTGAGGATGCCAACACCCAGATCGCATCCGTCTGCGGGATCAAGCTGAACGGGATCGTCACCGTCAAGGTTCGGCCTGAAATCGGCCCGACCAGTCGCTCTTCAACAGTGCCATTGGGCAGAATCACCGAGAGCCGCCACGGCAGATCCGCAGGCAGATCTTGGTCCAGCGTCACGGTGCTGGAGGTTGCCGCGGCAATCCGGCCCCCCAGTCGCATCCCTCCACGCACCGGGTCCGCCACCTTGATGACATCGCCCGGGCGCACCACGGCCCCTTCCAGACCAGTGCGGAAAGTGACAATTTCTGACTCGGACTGCTCGGAGTACAAAAGCCACTTGCCCACGCGGTGAGCCTGGCCTCGGGAGGTGCATCCCAGAGCGACCACCTCGGCTTGCACGATGCCGTACCGAACGATACCGGCTGCGTCCTCGACGTACTCGACCTTTTGCCGATAGAAGTCCTGCGGATCGTTCCAGGTCACCAGGGCTACCGTGTGCCGGGCCTTGGCCGACGAGCCTTGGTAGGCGAACTCACCATCGATCACGTTGCCAGGGGCGAATTGGTAAACCGGGTCCACCGGCGCGTCTTGCGTGACCGTGATGGCCCCACCCGACCAATACACCATGCCCCGGAAAATCGAGGCCATGTCCTGAACGACCTTGTAGGCCTGCTCCCGTGTCTGGAGGTACAGGTTGCAGGTAAAGCGCGGCTCGAGCCTGCCCAGTCCGTCGGGAACGAGTTGATCGCAATACTGAGCCACTCGATACAGGGCCCACTTATCAACCTGTGCCTCCGGGATATAGCTGCCCAGCCCATAACGGGTGCTCGTGACCAGGTCATAGAAACACCAGGCCGGGTTATCCGTCCAGGCGATCTTGAAGGTGCCGTCCCAGACCCCGCTGTAGGCCCGAGCGGCCACGTCGTAGTTCGCCGGCACCCTCACGCGCAGCAGCTTCATGTCGTAGCTGCGGCGTGGGATGGAGGAGAACTGCGAGGCATCGACCCGCAGCGCCACCAGGGCGCTGTTGGGATACCTCAGCTTGCTCTCGATGACCTCGGTGTAGGACTCCAGATAGGTCTTGTTCTGGATTGCCGATGAGGTCGAATCGGCCGTGATGCGGCGCACACGGATTTCCCAGGGGCCAATGCCCGTCAGGCGGACGTAATAGCCGCGCTGGTACTTGGTCGTGGTTTTACCGGAAATCGTGTCGTTGACCACCTCCACGAAGCCGCCACCGTTGACCTGAAGGTCAATCGCAAAATTGACCGAACTGCCGTTGAGGTCGCCATTGGTGGTGTCCTGGTTGGTCAGTTGGGGCACGCTCACCTTCACCCGAACCGCGTCAATGTCTGGGTCTGTCACTGAGCGGACCACAGGGTTACTCGCCTTGACCTCGACGCCCACGGCGATTTCGTTCTCGACTGAGGAAAAGCCGGGCACATAGCTCTGCTGCTGGGTACCCGGCCGCGACTCCAGCGTTACACCCGTGAAGTTGTATGAGCCGTCCTCGTTTTCAATGGGCGTGTCATCCAGATACACCGACTTGAGTCCGTCCGCCAAGCCCTCGATCTCGCCCTCCGAGATGAGGTCCATGACGCGGGCAAAGGCCTTCGAGCGCAGGCTGTCGGGTGCCTCTTGGGCGACACGGGCACTGCCGCCTCCGCCCTTGCCACCTCCGGCGCCGATGATCAGGTCGCTCATCAGGTTATTCAAAGGGTCACCTCGTCCACGTCGATCCCCGCGCTGATCACGGCTGAACCCACGATCAGACGGCCATACCCCACTGGCACCGGATGCCCTTGGGCGGTGGTGTTCACCGCCCCGTTGAAGCTGTAGCTGGGCTTGTTTTCGGGCCGCTCGGACGGATCGGGCGCCTTGGGCGTGGGCGCGATCATCTGGGCAACGCCACCCAGCACCATCGAAGTGCCGATCGAATACAGGGTGGTCTGCGAAAGAAACGATCCGGCAGCGGCCCAACCCATCGGGTTCCACCAGGCGACGGCGATCAGCGCCACGCCCAGCAGGATTTGACCCAGGCCATTGCTGCCGGCCCCGGAGACGACCGGCGCAATGGTGATGCGCTGCTGACCGGTCGGCTCATGCAATTGGTCAAGCGAGAGTGCGTCTCGCCCAGCCAGTACGCGATAGCCGACACCGCGCTCGCCAGATGCGACCAGTTCGCGCTCAAAGGAGGGAAAGTTGGCGCACAGCGCGCGTACCGCCTCCGCAGCCGAAGCAATGGCCAAGCGGTGCCGGCGACCGAATCGCTTGGCGAGTTCACCTAGAAGAATGACCGTGACCATACCGAAGAACGTGGGTTGTGACTTTTTGCCAGTAGCCGCCGTAGACATCCCGGCTGGACAGCCGGCCCTGCAAGTGATGCAGGATCAGACCGTCGCCGAGGTACACGGCGGCATGGTTGGGAACGGGCGATGCCACCTGCATCAGGAAGCAGTCGCCCGGCAGCAGATTGCGCAGGTCAGCGAAGTTGACGACCTCAAAGCCGACCCGCGAAAAGTTGTCCAGGTAGAGGTTTTCGCCCCGCTTCCACCAGTCATCGAACCGGGCAAAGTTGGGAAGAAGCACGCCGCGCTCGCTGCGGAACCAGTCCCGCACCAGCGAATAACAGTCCAGAACGCCATGGGACCATTCCCGACCGACCAGGGGCGCAACAAAGCCGGTCGGCTCAATGCGGACCCAGTCCTCGCTGGGGATCCCCACGATGTGCCACGGCAGACCACTGGCTCCACAGGCGACACGGTCGGCCTGGCTGGGCTCGGGCGACGTCCCTGGGTGGCTGTGTACCACCCCCACAATCTCGCCTTCCCTGTCGGCCGCTGCGTAGTCCTCGGGGTGAATCACGAACTGGTCGGTCCCCACGCCGATGTTTCGGCAGCGGGCGTAGACCTCGCGGCCCTTGCGGATCACGAGCAGTCCACAAGCCTCGCGCGGGTACTCCGCGCGGGCGTGCTCCAGCGCCAGCGCCTTGTTCTCGGCGAGCATCAGCGGATCAGACCCGCAGCCGGAAAGCCCCCGAATGAGAGCTCGGCGTGTTGTCCAAAGCGCGCCTGGCAAGACGACAGCCGCTTGCCGCAGACGTCCTGGCCACTCCCGCCCACCGCCTGATCGTTTGCATCGAAGTACGCGGAGCCGGTGTAGCCACACTCACTGCCGCGATATCTCCAGGGGCAGACGTTCTGGACGATCTGCCGACGCGGCAGGGAAACGCCTTCCAGATCGAATGAGGCAGCCAACTCGAATTCGACGACATCCCGGGTTTCGCGCGACTTTCGGTCGACGTAGTAGATGTCGTCCGCGAACTCGGCGGATCGGTCGGCGCTCGGGTTCACTGCGCCTGGAAAATTTACGGCGTCCAGGTACTTGGCCAAGGTGCGCTTGCGGGTGATCTTGGCGCCGATGAGGTCTTGATAGCTCAGCACCAGGGCCGTGAT